CTGATCGTCAGCAAGCGGCCCGATGGGACGTTGTGGGCAACCGATGGACAGCATCGTCGAGACGCAGCAATGCGCCGCAGCGACATTAAAGACTTGCCTTGCATTGTATTCGATGCCCTTGAGCTTAAGCAGGAAGCAAAAGGGTTTCTTGGAGCAAACACGCTCCGCAAGCCTCTCACGGGAATCGACAAGTTTAAGGCATTGCTGACGATCGAGGATGATTCCGCACTCCTGGTTCACAATCTCATTACCAGGGCGGGATATCGAATTTCATCCCAGCCGACGTCAGGTGAGCCTTACATCAAGGCAGTCACCACGCTGCTGAAGTATGCAGCAAGTAATCCCGAATTGCTTAAGCAAATTTGGCCGCTTTGGCTTCTGATCGCCAACGGTGGGCCGCTTTACGAGCGGGTCATGGGGGCGACATGGTTTATCGAGAGTTCGCTTGCCGGTTCAAGCGTATCGCTGCTCAAAAATCCTTGGCGGGTCGCGATCATCAACCTTGGAAACAAGGGGATTCTTGATGCCATCGCTAGAGCCTGCGCGTTTTATGCCAAGGGTGGTGAGCGGGTGTGGGCCAGCGGCGTTATCGAGGCGTTGAACCGTGGCCGCAGGACGAACCGCATTAAAATCGTCAGCCTAGATATCCAAGCGTGATTCAATCCTGACCTGATTCCCAGACTCCCAGACCCCAGAACACGGAAAGAGATTCAATCATGGCGATCATGGCAACGGCCAAGGGTGAGGCCCGCAAGCTGGTCCCCGCGGGCAAGTATTTCGGCGTCTGCGTGGGTGTCTACGACATCGGCACCCAGGCCAGCGAACGGTGGGAGCCCAGCCACAAGATCATCCTGGAGTTCGAGCTGCACAGGAAGAACGGCCCGGTCAAGGATGAGGACGGCAAGCCGCTGAAGTACAGCGGGTTCTATCCCCTGCGGTTCGGCAAGCAGAAGAACGGCACCAAGGCCAAGCTGCGGCAGGTCGTCGAGGGCATCCTGGGCCGCAACTTCACCGACGAGGAGGCCAAGGAAGGCTATGACGTCACGCTGCTCCTGGACGCCGGCTGCCGGATGCACGTCGTCCACGAGACGGCCGACTCCGGAACCAAGTACGAGGAGATGACGTTCACCAGCCTCGACGAGGACGATCCCAGGATCCGCCCGGAGTCGGACGGGATCGTTTACGAGCTGGACCCCGAGGAGGACATCCCGTCCAGCGTCCCCGAGTGGATCGCGAAACAGGTCAAGAAGTCCGTCGAGTGGACCAAGGTCCATGGGTCGTCCGAGGGCGGCACCAGCGTCAGCAACGGCAACAGCTCCGGCAAGAAGCCGAAGGCGAAGCCGGCCGACGACGAGGACGACGACATTGCGTTCTGAGCAACCCCTTTCGCCGGGGCGGATCGACGTCCGTCCCGGCCCTCCCTCTTCCTGACGGCATCTGACGCGGGACTGTCTGACAATGGCACTGATCGCCCGATCCGAATCCACCGACGCCCACGCGGTCGGGTCAAAGCAGACCCGGCCCGAGAAGGACGCCATCCTGCGGTGGCTCAACGTCCTGGTGGGTGACGAGCCGAAGGGCCTAATCGAGCTGCGGGCGGCCGGTGTCACCCGACACAACTCGACGGCCCGTCACACCGAGTCCTCCGTATTCGCGACCGACGAGCACGGCCTCAAGAAGCTGGCGGCCGAGGCCCGCGAGCTGTCTCGACGCTGCGAGGCCGTCTGGACGACCCTGAACCCGATCGCCCACAAGCACGTCGTCGGAGCTGGATCGGCAGCCGACCACTGGATCAGCTCCCGTCGCTGGTTTCTGGTTGATTGCGACCCGGTGCGACCGGCCGGTATCAGCTCCACGGACGCCGAGAAGGCCGCGGCCCTGGTCCGTGTGAAACAGGTCCGCGATTACCTTCGGTCGGAGGGATGGCCCGATCCGGTCCTGTCGGATTCCGGCAACGGCTACCACCTGCTATACCGTGTCGATCTGCCGGCCGACGACGCGTTTGAGCGGCGTGACGGCTCGGTCGTCAAGCTGGCCAACGGGCCGACGACCGAGCTGCTGCGAAAGACCCTGATCCACCTGGCCGGAAAATTCGACGACGACCAGGTGGCGATTGACCGATCCGTCTACAACGCCAGCCGGGTCTGCAAGCTGTACGGAACCTGGGCCCGCAAGGGAGAAGACACGCACGAACGGCCTCACCGGCTGAGTGCTCTCGCCGAAGTGCCCAGCAAGCTGCAAGCTGTCGGCATCGAGTGGTTCGTCCACCTGGCCGGCCAGGTCAAGGCTCCCTCGACGAACGGCACGGCCACGACCAACGGCAAGCCGAAGCGAAAGGGGCTAATCGCCCGCGACCTGGGCGACGATCCGGTTGAAGCCTATTGCCAGACCGCTCTGCAGGAAGAGCTGGCACGCCTGTCGTCGGCACCCACCGGGCAACGCAACCATCAGCTCTTCAAGTCAACCGCCGCGCTGTACCAGCTCGTCGCGGCCGGAACGCTCGACGACCACGACGTCCGCTCCAGCCTGGAACAGACGGCTCGCCAGATCGGCCTGGGTGACGACGAGATCCGCAAGACGATCGACTCGGCACGCAAGGCCGGCACGGCAACACCTCGCGATCTGACCGAGGTCGGCAAGGGCAAGAAGGCCGAGAAGACGGTCACGGTCACGGACCCGGAGACGGGGATTGCAGACCCGGCCGACGACCCCCACCGGCTGGCGGCGGCGTTCCTGAAGGCGTGTCACCGGCATGCGGACGGGCCGACCTTGCGCTGGTGGAACGACGAGTGGCATGCCTGGAACGGACGCTGGAAGCCGACGTCCGACCGCGAGCTGAACGGCCGGCTGGCCACCTTCTGCAAGGAAGAGTTCGGGCGGCTGGGACTCGCCAAGGGAGTCGGGACGCGACTGATCGGCAACGTCTCCCTGGCTCTGCGAGGGATGGCCCTGATCCCGCTGGCGACCGTCCCCGAGCAACCCGCCTGGATCGACGGCGACGGCCCGGACCCGTCCGAATGCCTGCCCACCCAGTCGGGGATCGTCCACCTACCGACCCTACTGGATTCGGGACCGGACCACCCGGATGCCGTTCGGTCTGCCACGCCGCGATTCTTCAGCCCGAACCTGCTGCGGTATCGGTTCGAGGCGAACCCGCCCCGGCCTGACGCCTGGCTGGAATTCCTGCGAGGACTCTGGCCGGACGACCCCGAGTCGATCCGCTCCCTCCAGCAGTGGTTCGGCTACCTGATCACCTCGGACACCTCGCAGCAGAAGATCCTGCTGCTGATCGGCCCCCGACGTTCCGGAAAGGGCACGATCACCCGGGCCCTTCGCGCCCTGGTCGGCGAGGCCAACGTCGCGGCCCCGACCCTGGGCACCCTGGCGACACAGTTTGGCTGCCAGAGCCTGATCGGCAAGACCCTGGCCGTCGTCCCCGAAAGCCGCCTGAGCGGACGAAGCGACTCCCAGGCGATCGTGGAACGATTGCTGTCGATCTCGGGTGAAGACCCGCAGACGATCGACCGCAAGCACCTGACCGCATGGACCGGAACGCTTCGCTCCCGGTTCGTCCTGCTGGGCAACGAGCTGCCACGCCTCGGCGACTATTCCGGGGCCCTGCCGTCCCGCATGATCGTCCTCAAGATGACGGAGAGCTTCCTGGGCCGCGAAAACAGGGAGCTGGGGAACCGGATTCTCGGCGAGCTGCCCGGCATCCTCGTCTGGGCGATCGCCGGCTGGCACGACCTGCGTCAGTCCGGCACGTTTCTCCAGCCGACCTCGGGCCGCGAGCTGCTCGACGAGTTCGAGTCCCTGACAAACCCGATCGGGGCGTTCCTGGCGGAACGGTGCCTGCTGAATCCTGGCGTTCGGACCCCCGTCAAGGAGATTTACGACGCCTGGAAATCCTGGTGCGAGGCGAACGGCCGGGACCATCCGGGCGACGTCCAGGGCTTCAGCCGGTCGCTGCGAGCCGCTGTCAGCACGATCCAGGTCGCTCGCCTCGGGTCGGACGGCGAGCGATACCGCGCGTTCATCGGCCTCGCCCTGAACCCGGATGGCGATGATGCTTATTGACCATCAACGCGGCGACATCGCGGACGTCGCGGACGCGACCGGGTTACGTCCGCGATACGTCCGCGATACGTCCGCGATAGGAGGGACGTTCCAGCCCATATCCAGCAAGGACTTACGTTCAACGTCCGCGACGTCCGCGATTTCCGAAACTATTGCGCACCCGCGCACACACACATACGCATACGCGCATCACGCGCACGCACCCACTATCAAACCCGCAATGATTTGGTCGCGGACGTCGCGGACGTCGTGGACGTGCTTGGAGATCCACCCATGAACTGGCTCCCGAGCTGGTCTGAAGGTGCGGTGACGAACGATCCCGCAACCCCGCCAACCCCTGATCCCCCGACCCCTGCCGCCCCTCGCGAGGTGAGCGTGACGGGCCACCCGGAACGCCGTCGCATCCTCGCGATCGTCGCCGGTTGGCCGACCCCCTGGCGCGAGGTCTGGGGACGGCGGGCCAATGACCTGGCTGAGTCCGGCGTGACCTGGCCGGACGACGAGCTGCAAGCCTACGACCGGACCCGGACGGATCGCACGGCCGGTCTGGACCCCAACGTGATCCTGGACGACCTGGACCCCACCCGGAACCGGAAGGATAAACCATGCCCAGCTACACCCCGGCCCCGAAGTCTGTTCACGACCTGATCGACGAGATCAAGGAGAAATATCACCCCGATCTGGTCACGGCGGGCGTCACCGTCAACGCCCTGTTTGCCTACGCCAAGAAGGGTGATGCGGTCAAGCTGCACGGCTACCCCTGTGCGGCGGCCGTCAAGAAGAACAGCCTGCGTGATCGTGTCCAGGGGCACTGTGACGCCACCATCACGATCGACGAGGATTCCTGGGAGGATCTCGACGAGGCCGAACGGGAAGCCCTGATCGACCACGAGCTGCACCACCTGGTCGTCGAGCCGATCGGCTCGATCGAGGAGGAGGACGACCGGGGCCGTAAGACGGTGCGGGTCGTCTACAAGACCGACGACGCCCATCGCCCGGTGATCCGGCTCCGACTCCATGACTGGCAGCTCGGCGGATTCCGGGCGATCGCCGAACGGCACGGCGGGTCCGCCCTGGAGGTCCAGGCGTTCCGCAACGCGACCGACACGTTCCGCCAGCAGGTGTTCGCGTGGTCTGACGATCAGGCCCTGCAGGATCAACCGTCAGGGACGATCGGCCACCCGTTCGGAGCCCGAACGGCCTGACACGAAAGCGAGCGGCAACGTGTACCCGTTACTGGCGGCATTGTACTGCCTCACGCTCTGGCTGGTCCGGTCGATCAGCAGGCGTGTGAGCGTTCGAGCGGCACTGAGGAGAGGAGCGTGGTGATGCGAGCGACCGTCTCCCGATCCGGCCTCTGTTTCGAGTGCAACCGCAAGCCCAGCTCGATCAAGACGCACCTCAAGAATGCGAGGAAGAAGGGGCTGTGGCCCTACCGTGTCGGGATCAGTGGACGCAGGGCCGTGCTGGAGAAGATCACGCACGAGGTCCGGACACAGGCTCCGGACACAACGGTGCGAGGTCCAGATACAGGCACTGCTGTGGACCACCCCTCGCACTACGGAGGGGCCGACAATCCTTACGAGGCCATCAAGGTGATCGAGGCCCACCAGCTCGGGTTCCACCGAGGCAACGCCGTGAAGTACCTGCTACGCGCCGGGCGGAAAGATCCCGCCCGAACGGTGGAGGATCTCAAGAAAGCGTGCTGGTACATCAACCGGGAGATCGAACAGTGGGCGTCATGAAGCGAGCACTCTCCCAGGGAATCCGTGATCGTCCGATCGCCGGGCATGGCGGCATGTACCGCATGGCCCTGGACGGCAACCGTGGCTGGCACTGGGCCGGGACCGGACCCTGCCCCTATTTCTTCTTCGACGGCTGCGAACAGTCGCCCTGCTGGCGAGGAGGCGAACGTGAGGCCGGAAGTCTACGGAGCCCTGAGCCTGGCGAGGCGACACGAATGCGTGACGATCATCGTCCCATGGTGTCCATGGTCTCCGCTCCATCAGAAGCGTCGCCAGTCGGCTTTTCGTCGCATCAACCGGCATCAGAGCAAGGCCCAGAAGCTCATCAGGCGGGCGGCGCGGCTCGCCGGCAACTCACCCTGTGGGAGTGACGACAGTGGCGGACAAGACAGGAAAAGCGGTGTCGTTCGGCTATCTGTCGCATCAACCGATGGGTGATTCTTCCGGCCAGCCCGAACGCATCCCGCCCGGGGCCGTCATCGTGAAGTTCACCGTCCACGGCAAGGCGATCCCGTGGAAGCCCAGCCGCGTGACGACCAACGGCACGTACAAGCCGAAAGCCGTCCGCGACTGGCAGGCCGCTGTCAGGCTCACCACGATGGCCGCGATGGGCGCCCGGCCCGTCTACAGCGGTCCCGTGCGGATCACCGTAGACATCCGGCACACGAGTGGGATCGTGGGAGATTGGGACAACTTAAGCAAGGCGATCATTGATGCGACCCAGGGGATCGCGATCGCCAACGACCGGCAGATCCTGGCCGCATCCGTCACGAAACTGCGTGATGACCACGACCATGTGACCGTCACCTACTACGCACTGGACTGGCCGGATTCCCCGCAAATCAAGCGAAAACGGAGGGTGACAGCATCATGACCGTGCACCAGGCTGCGAAGGAGTTGGGCATCAGCCTGACGCTGTGCTACCAGCTCGTCGCGGCGCGGAAGATCCCTCACGAACGGCACGGACTCGGGCGGGGCCGGATCGTGATCACCGACGCTGACCTGGCCGAGTACCGGCAACGGTGCCGGGTCGAGGCGATGGATCAGCAGCCGACCGTGGAACCGCGACGGCGTGTCGTGGTGCGGGACCGGATCGGGGAGTTGATGCGAGGTTGACGGCACGCAATCTTGGACCTAGTATCAATCTTGGATGTATTGCAGGTGGCATCAAGAGAGAGGCGATGAAAGAAATCCCAAAGCACAACGACTGGGTGGAGTGGAATGACCCCGTTACGGGGGAGCACCTGACGGGTGTCGTTGTCGAGGTCGATGACGAGACGTGGACTCTTGGATTGAGAGATGCGGTGCGAGGCAATTTGCACCGCATCCCAGCAAGACTGACGATTCGAGTCACCCCACCCGCTTCACCCGTTCGGCCTCTGACCGCAGATGCTCCCGCCTCTGACTGAGCTTGCTGTAGACGCGGGAGATCATCGTCACGTCCAGGTGGCCCACCAGCGCGGCCACCGTGGCGATCGGCACCCCGCTCTCCAGAGCGCTGGTTACGTAATAATGCCGCAGCGCGTACGCCGTCGCCTCCCTTCCCAGCCCCGTCTTGCGGCGGATGCGGCGGAAGAGCAGGGCGACGGCGTTTCGCGTCCAGGGCCGACCGCAGACGTTGCGGAAGATCGGCCCGGTCGGGAATCGCTCGACCAGGTGCCGGGACAGCTCCAGCACCTCGGTTGTCAGGTAGACCGTGCGGGTCCGCTCCCCCGTCTTCCAGCCGACCTTGTTCTGCACCGTCCACGTCCCCGCGGCGAGGTCAACGTCGGCAGCCGTCAGCCCGTACACCTCGCCGGGGCGGCACCCCGTCCAGGCCAGCGCGGATAGCAGCTCCCGGTGCCGTTCGTGACCGCAGGCGTCGAGGATCGCCTCCAGTTGCTCCGGAGTCGGCACCGCCTCGCGTCGTGCCGGGGTTGGGCGCTCCAGGTCCGCGATCGGGTTCACCGCCAGGTACCCGGATCGCTTCGCCCACCGGAACGCCGCTTTGACCGCCGTGACGGCGTTGAACCGGGTCGTGTCGCCCCATCCCGTCTGACCGTCCAGCCAGGTGGTGACCCGGTGCGGCGGCAGCGATTCGGCCCGCTCCGCGCCGAACGACCGGCAGGCTGAGACGAGGTGACGTTCGTACCCGGCCACCGTGACCGCCGCCCGCCGCTTCGCGGAGTGAGCGAGGAACAGGTTGCACACATCCCGGACGGTCAGGCCGGCAGAGATCGGCTTGCATTCGTCGCGGGCCGTCAGCAGCCTCCTGAGCGTCTTCTCAGCTTCGGGGCGGTTCGTGCGTCCTATCGCGAGCCGGACTTGCTTGCCATCAACCTGGGCGAACCAGGCGTTCCGCTCTGCGCGGAACCAGGGTCGGGGGGGCCGTGGCATTGGATAGCGTGCCTCATAGCGTGCCAGATCTCCCCGAGGTCCAGTGAATTCGCAATGGGCAGAGCCGGGGTCGAACCGGCGACACCAGGATTTTCAGTGTGGGTGTCGTGCCGACGTAAACCCCTGCAATGCCAGGGATATCAGGGAGTTGCGGCGTTCTAGCGTTTCCGGGAATTACCGTCAATCCCACCCGTCTGGCAGGGATACCGTGCCGGATAGCGTGCCGGATTTCCTGTCCCGTTTGGAGAACTGGGTGAAATCGTGTAAACTCCTTGCGGGACAATCGATAGGATGCAGCAGGACGTGGATTTCCAGTGAATATCTGTCCGCCGTTACCCGTAGGGTAGAGGGGCCACCCATGACCCTGGCGATCTTCACGCATGAGTACAGCGACCATGCCGCGACGGCGCGGCCGACCCGGCGCAACCGAGTGTCCGGTCCTGAAGGCCCGCAATTTGTGGTGGGACTTTCTCTCCCGGAACCGCATGACGTACCGGGAGATTGCGGCACTGGAGGGCGTTCACGAGCGAACCGTCAAGCGGGGCGTTCAGGCTGCCAGGTCGTACCAGAAGGGCCTCCGATGCCGGGAGGCGTCCCGCGAGCCGCAAGACTGATCCTCGTCGAGCTGGCGTCCGGTCCTCTCGCCTGGCGCCGGCTCGACGAGGTGCCGGCAGCCGTCGAGCTGATCGGTTCCGGGTTGATCGAGATCTGGCAGCTCGACGATCCGGTCGTGATCCTGACCCCTTACGGCGCGACCCTGATCGGCGTCCACCTGGTCGAGCATCCCTACACGCAGAGCCCCTACTGGGCACCGATGGATCGAGACGAGCCACCCCAGATCGAGCGGCGCCGCCACTCGGTCGGCGAGCCCGAGCCGCACCCCGACCCGTACCGCAAGCTGCTCCCTTCGTCACCCGATCCCGTCGAGGCGATCGACCCGGTGACGGAGTCGCCCATGGAGCTGCTAGGCGTTCGCGTGCTGATTGACCGGAGGTTACAGCGTGTCCGAGGCCGAAGTCCTCGCAAGGCTCCCTGACGCCCTCCGTGCGATCGTCGAGGGGATTCTGCGGCTAACGTACTGGCGGGGCTTCGTCGACGGCTGTGTGGCCTCGCTGCTGTTCGTCGTGGCGATCGTGGTCGCGGCGTTGATCGTTCGTCGGGTGCCCTGATCCTATGCCGGGGTGGAGAAGTAGTATCTCGCCAGTCTCATAATCTGGAGATCGCAGGTGCAAATCCTGCCCCCGACACTTCAAAAAAACAACGTGAGTGCACTCTCTGTCGGGCGCGTGGTGTTTCGGCAGAGGGGGCCGGGGTTTCACGTGCCTCCGGCCCCCTCCTTCAAATCGGTGAGAGCCAATGAATCGTCTGCTCGCCTCGTTCGTGCTTGGCCTGTACGGCGGGCTCCTGATGATCGAAAGCCTGGAGCTTGGCGGTCCCCTGGCCATGGGGGTCGTCGGCCTGGTCGTCTGCCTCACACAGAGCCTTGTGGTTATGCGGCCGAAACGGGGAGAGTTGACGTGATTTACCGGAAGCAACGCCTCGCTGCCGTCGTTGCCGCCGTGGTCGTGTTGCTGGGCCTAAGTGCCTCATCCATCCAGGCCCAGCAGCCCGACTCGCGTGGCGAGCTGGTGACACGCTCGGATACCCACCAGGGCGTCAAGGCGTCAGCCCCGATCCCACCGTCCCAGCACATCCAGAACGAGGGTGGCTCCGACGGCGCGGGGTTGTGCGTGATCGCCTCGATCCTCGCCAACGGTCAGTATCAGCAGGTGCCCGGCCTGGAAGGTGCGAAGCAAAGCCAGCTCTGGAGGACGGCGAAACAGCGCCCGGGCGGCTATGCCCCCCAGAAGCTGGCGAACCTCGTCGAGTCGATCCACCCTGACGAGACCTGGGCCAGTTACGTGGGCCGCGATACGTCGGTCCTCGACGCCCTGAGTCGCAAGGGATACCCGATCGGCGCGACCATGAATACCGGGGCGTTATATAACTATCGCCCGATCCATCACATGGTCAGCCTGGTCCACTACCGACAGGGCGAGTGGGCCTGCGTCGTCGATAACAACCGGCCCGGGTACTACTCCTGGATGCCGGCTCAAGAATTCGATCGCCGCTGGATCGACGGCTCAACCGGCTGGGCCTGGGTGTGGACCCGATTGCCGATGCTGGCAGGCGTGAGTGTTCTGCCCCTGGTGATTCTGATCGCCGCTGCCGTCACGATCGTGATCGGCAAGCGGCGGGAAAGTGAGTCCTTTGCATGACCGCCGCCATCTTCCTGGCTTTGGCGGTCGTCGCTCAGCAGCCTTGCCTCGACGGGAGCTGCCCGGCCCCGACCGGCGTCGCGAAAGCGTACTACCTGGACGCCTACGGCCGCACCCTCTACGGCTGGCTGGAGGGCACGACCATCCGGTACTACGAAACCGAAAATCCTCACCTGGCCCAGAAGCCACCGCAGCCGCAACCGACCCCGGAGCCTGAGCCTGAGCCGGAAGTCAGGGTGGAACCGGAGCCACCCAAGCAACCCGTGATCAAGGATCTGGAAGACGTGGAAAATTTCGGCGTGGACCTGGAGGCCGTCGAGCAGGACCAGCAGCCCGGCACGTTCGAAACGAACGACCCCGGATTTCGCGTCGATCTGCTCAGCGAGTCGGAAACGTACCCCGAGGTCGAGCGGGAAGTCCCGTTGCCGATCGGACCCAACGCCTTGCCCGCGTCCCTGTCGCTCGCCCCCTATCTGCCAGCGGCGTTGCTGGTGGCTGCCACGATCGTTGTCCTGTTCATCGCCAGCCGGAGAGAACCGTGAACCTCGATACCCCCACCCTGCTCGCCGGCCTGGTCCTGCTCGCCGCTGTCGCCTACGCCCTGTGGCCTCGCAAGAAGGCGAGAACGCCCGCCCAGCCGTCCACCGCCCCGATCCTGCCCAGCGTGTTCAGCCAGTCCTACAGCGAGCCGACCGTCCCTCTGGGTATCGTCTCCCAGGCCAACCGGGACGGCGAGCTGCTGGCGGATCGGATCGTGGCCGACCGGATCGCCCAGCAGAAGGCCCGCGAGTTCGCGGCCTCGATCAGTCGCGCCCTGGCTGCCGAATCAATCGCGTCCGCACCCGCCCCGGCCGAGCCGTTCGTGCTGGATTCGGCCCCCGCCGTCGCTTCCGCCAAGAAGGCGGCAACCCGCAAGGCAAGCAAGTGATCCGCTTCCTCGCAGGCGTGCTGATCGTGGGCCTGCTGGCCCTCTGGCTGCTCGGGAAGATGTTCGCCGATCTCCTGGGCGAGCGGCAATAGCCTTTTCCTCTAACCCAGGAAAGGGGGTGATCGCGTCTCCGGTTCGCTCCGGGGATCGAATGGCTCCCAGTCCCCGGAGTGGCTCGCGGGTCCTTCAAAAATCGTAAGGGCTTGCTACTGATTGGGTTTCAGCTACAAACGTATAGTGTTTCGTTCTTCCCCGCCTGAACCATAAACAAATGCCACGGCGTAATTATCACGATTCGCTGGCGGCAGACAACGCGAGGGCGGCGGTTGTCAGTCGGACCGCGCGGGATATCGCTGAGGATTATCCAGAGTCGGGTGATCTGGAAACGCGAGAAGCGTGCGAGAAAGACCTGCGGCGATTTTGCGAGCACTACTTCCCCGCGGCGTTCCCTCTGGCCTGGTCGTCAGACCACCTGCTTGTGCTGGAGCGAATGCAGGAGGTCGTCCTGGGCGGCGGGCTGTTCGCGCTGGCGATGCCGCGAGGAAGCGGCAAAACGACGATCAGCGTCAAGGCGGCGATCTGGTCGTTGCTTTACGGGCACCGTCGATTCGTGTGCCTGGTGGGCGCGTCTGAGCGACATGCCGAGCGAATTCTCAAGCAAATCAAGTTCGATCTGACGTGCAACGAGGTTCTGGCCGCCGACTTCCGCCAGGTGTGCCACCCGTTGATCAAGCTGGAAAACAACGCCCGTAAGGCAGCCGGCCAGCTCTTCGACGGCCAGCAGACTCAGATCGAGTGGGCGGCCGACCGCCTGACGTTCCCCAGGATGCCGGACTGGGCCTGCGACGGCGTGAACGTCGGTGGGTCGACGGTGACTGTCGCCGGGATCACCGGGGCCTTGCGAGGCCAGTCGGCAGCCTTGCCGGACAGCTCGATCGTGCGGCCCGAGCTGGTGATTCTGGACGATCCGCAGACGCGGGAGTCGGCCCGGTCACGCTCGCAGAGTGAGGACCGAATGGCGATCGTGAGCGGAGATGTGCTAGGCATGGCTGGGCCTGGAAAGAAGATCGCGGCGATCATGCCCTGCACGGTCATCAAGGCCGACGACATGGCCGACCAGCTCCTGGACCGCAAGAAGAACCCAGAGTGGAGCGGACGCAAGACCCGGATGGTTCGATCGTTCCCGACGAACACGGCCTTGTGGGAGCGATACCACGAGATCCGCAGCGAGAGCCTGGAGGCCGGACGAGACGGGTCAGAGGCCACGGATTTCTATCGGGCCAACCGCGAGGAGATGGATGCCGGATCGGAGGTCTCATGGCCAGAACGGTACGACCCTGACGAGATATCCGCAATCCAGCATGCGATGAATTTGAAGTTCCGCGACCCTGCGGCATTCTTCGCTGAGTACCAGAACGAGCCCTTGCCGGACACCGAGATCAGGGCCGACATCCTGACAGCCGACGAGATCACGGCGCGAATCAACCGAATCGCTTGCGGTACTGTCCCACTGGAGTGCACCAGGCTGACGGCGTTCATCGACGTGCACCAGGACGTGCTCTATTACAGCGTTGTCGGTTGGGACGACCATTTCGGCGGCGCGGTGATCGACTACGGCACCTACCCGGACCAGAAGCGAGGCTATTTCACACTCCGCGATGCGACTCAGACGCTTTCTCGGGTGACGCGGGCTGCTGGCGTCGAGGGCCAGATTTACGCCGGACTAGAGAAGCTGACGGACCTGATTCTGGACCGCGAATGGATTCGTGCCGACGGATTGTCGTTTCGGGTTGAACGCTGCCCGATTGACGCCAACTGGGGTGCCCAGACAGACGTCGTATACCAGTTCTGCCGGGAGTCGAAGCATGCGGCGATCTTGACGCCGAGCCACGGCAAGGGGATCGGGGCAAGCGGTCGTCCCATGAGCGAGTGGAAGGCCAGGCCAGGTGAGCGGCTGGGCCTGAACTGGTACATGCCTCTGGACTCCAGGGGAAAACGGTCGATTCGCAAGGTGATTTTCGATGCGAATTACTGGAAATCATTCGTTCATGCGAGATTGGCGGTGTCGCGTGGCGATCGCGGGTCTCTTGTCCTGTTTGGAGATCGGCCGCAAGCCCACCGGCTCTACGCCGATCATCTGACGGCGGAATACCCGGTGGCTGTTCGACGTGACGGCTCCTCGCGGGTCGTTGACGAGTGGAAGCCGGTTGTCGGGAAGCCGGACAACCACTATCTCGACACGCTCGTCGGATCTGCCGTTGCTGCGTCGATGTGCGGCGTGTCGCTGGCCGAAAGCCAACCGTCGAAGCCAAAGCCGCGAAAGCGAATGAGCTTCAGGGATCTCCAGTCGCAGCGTGGTGCATGACATCTGCTCAAGAACGCCTCGCTCGCCGGTGGTCCTCCTACTGCGAGCGATGGGCCGAACGCATGGAACGGCGCTACGGAGAGGACTTCGGCGGCGATTACCCGCTGATCCTCTGGCGTGCGGCTGAGTCGTGGCAGCCGGAACGGGGCGCGTCATTTCAACGATGGCTCACGCATCGGCTGTACCTGAGCACACGCGGGATCGTGCTGAGGGCACAACGGCGACGGAAAATGCGGCGTTTCTGGCGATTCAGTGAACTCGATATGAGCGAGGCTTGATGCGATGGAGTGGGAATTGAACATGGCGGATCGGCTGGCAATCCGCAAGGTGATCCTGGATCGTTGCACGTCGCTTATCGCTGATTACGCACTCTACATATTAGGCAACGTCAGCGCGACGGCGGCGCAAACGGCGTGGGCTCAGACGGCGATCGACAGCGCGGCGTCGTGGGGGGATAGGTTGAGCTATCACGTCCTGAACCAGCCCGCGTTTATCGCGGGAGGCTCGTCGATTCCAGACGCGACGCTGCAAGGCGTGATTCAGGCGGCGCTCAACGCGCACTATATCCCTCGATACGAGCCGGGAGAATAAGCGGTGGTTTCGGTCGCGGCGATCGGCTCCGTCACGTCGTCAGACGTGTCTTCGACGGTCAGCACTTCAGCTCCGTCTGGCGTAGTGGCCGGGTCGCTGATTGTGCTGGTCGTCTCGGTTCGGCACGCGACCACGGGCGTCAACCCGACGACGCCTTCCGGCTGGACTCTGGCCCTGTCGGGTGGCGCTGTCATAACGCGCTTTTATGTCTATTGGCGTTATGCGGTGGGGGATTCCACGGATACACCGACTGTTAACCTGGGAGTAAACGCGGACCAGGGAATGCAGGCGGTGATCTTGAGGCTGACTGGAGCCGCCACGTCCAGCCCGGTAGACGCCACCAACTCGGCGACCGGCGTGAGCGACACGGTGCCGATCCCTACCGTCACGGTGGCCGAAAACGGCAGCCTGGCCCTTGGGATCGTGGCGATGACGGGGAGTAGCACACCCACCCCGGCGACATGGCCGTCTCCGTGGAACGAACGGATCGACTCCTATATCAGTTTCGTGAATCGACATAACCTCACGATTGCCGAAGACGAGGTAGATGCGGGCACATCGGCGGGCGGCAATGTGACGTATGGGGCCTCGTCAACTTATTCGGTGGGAGTGATCGTTTTCAAGCCTGATGCGGGTGGTCCCTCCGTCTCGATTCCGGCGATCTACTCCACCCTGATGCGGGGGCTCTGACGTGTCGCGCGACTTAAGGCAATCGACCTCCGCAACCGTTCGCGTCGGACCTGTGATCGACACGGACGGAGCGGTCGTCACGTCGGCAACACTGACGATCAAGCTCAGCAAGGCTGGCGGGGCGATCGCGGTGCGCAACGACGCGACCTCGATCACGCACGATTCGGACGGCTACTATCTGGTGACGCTGAACGCGACGGACACCAACACAATCGGGCGGCTCAAGGTGCTCGTCACCGGGTCGGGCTTTATCCCGTTCGCGGAGGCGTTTTCGGTCCTGCACGCGAACGTCTACGACTGGCTTTATGGTTCTGCGGCTCCCAACACGGCGGCTCCGCTGGACGCGGCAGGAGTCCGTTCGGCGGTCGGGCTGGGATCGGCCAACCTCGATACGCAGATTGCGGACCTTCCCACGGTCAGCGAATTCAACGCGCGAACGCTCCCGAGTGCCGATTACTTCGACCCGGTCACGGATACCGTGGCGAGCGTAACGACAGTGGGCAGCGTGACGGGCAACGTCGGCGGTAACGTGGTCGGCTCAGTGGGCTCGCTGGCGGCTCAGGCGGTGCTCGACGTGCTCGGCGCTTTCGGCACGCTGGGGAGCGTCAATGACGGCTCGGCGACGGCCAGCGGGTTCAGCGGCGATTTGGGGCTGTCGTCCAGCGATAACTTTTATGTCGGCAGCGTGCTGGCGTTCACGTCGGGGACTCTTGATGGAATCGCCCGCAAGGTAACGGGCTACACCGGAGCCACGCGAACATTTGCGTTCGCTGATGCGTTCCCAGCAGCACCAGCGAACGCAGCAACCTTCGTGATCCTGGGTCGAATTAACTGATGCTCCAATTCTTCCTGGGTCAAACGCCGTCCTATTCCGGGTCGGCGACCCTCGCAGGAACGGGCTCCCTTGCCGCGAGCGGCACCTATTCGCCTGCCCTGTTCACCGGATCGGCGACCTTCGCAGGCACAGGCGTCCTGGCGGCATCAGGCGTCTATACCGGCGTCGGGGCCGGGGCGGCGACCCTCGAAGGCGTCGGCGTCCTCACGGCGGCTGGCACGTATTCGGCGGCGACCTTCACCGGCTCAGCGACCCTGGAAGGCGTCGGAGTTCTCGCGGTTGACGGATACAGCGGCGTTGCCTCTTACACCGGCTCGGCCGCCCTCACAGGTGCCGGCCTGCTCAGCGCGACCGGCCTCGCGGAGTCGTTCGGCTCGGCTTCACTGCTGGGATCGGGCGTCCTGGTTGCGGCGGGGTCGGCGCCCGGCGAGGCTGCGAAGCCGACGCGGTTCGCGTCTATTGCCGTGCGGGTCGGTGCCAATCCGTTATCCTCTTTCGCTTCCAGGACAGGTGCCGATCCTTTCACGTCAACAATACGAGGGCTCTAAGAGATGCCAACCGGCTTCAGCACCACCAATCTCGCGAATCCGATCCTCAATCATCTTCGCGGCGGAACGTCCTGGACGGCCCCGAGTGGGCTCTACGTCAAACTGCACACGGGCGACCCTGGAGCTTCGGCCACTGCCAACGCGGCCACGGAGACGACCCGACAGCAAGCGACGTTCGGCGATGCTGCCTCAGGCGGCGCGATTTCGAACACGTCTCAGATTCAGTGGACGACGGTGGCCGCAAGCGAAACGTACAGCCACGTCTCACTCTGGGACGCTTCGACGGGTGGCAATTTCATCTGGTCCGGAGCCCTGGCTTCTCCCGTCGCGGTGACGGCGGGAGGCACGTTCACAATCGCAATAGGCGACCTCGATCTCACCCTGACCTCACTCGCGAGCTAAGCGTGAGCACAATCACCATTGAACATGGAGGCTCCTCAGCCTATGAGGTGCAGATCCGCGACAGCCTCGGGGCTGCGGTCGTTGGTGTCTACGACGGCACCGAGCCGCTGGCGCTGGAGGTATGGCCCGCTGCTGGCGGGCCGGCGTTCGCCCTGATCGCCTCGTCGGCCTCCTGGCTCGTTCCGGCCGATGGCACGATCAGCCTGACCTTCGACGACTCCGACGCGGCTTCCCTGCGACATGGCGACCTGGCCCGCGTCGTCCTGACCGAAGGTAGTGAGCCTCGGGTCGTGTGGCAGGCCACGCTCAACGTTCTGCCTGGACCTGGCTCTGAGGTTGCCGAGACGCCCAGCGCACTGGCCTCAGCTCTGGCTGGTCCCAAGCGGGTGAAGGGGTCGATGGGCGAGGTTGAGCAGTACAGCCTCAAGGATCTTATCGAAGCCGACAAATATTTGGCCGCAAAATCAGCAAACGGCCGGCGTGGCGTACGATTCACGAAACTGATCCCACCGGGAGCCGTGTGACGTGCCGATCCTCGGTCCCGATGGCAAGCCTGTGCGATCCTCTCCTGCTCGTCAGCTCATGCCCGGCGTGCGCAACCTTCGCGCGAAGTACGACGCGGCCCAGACGACCGCCGAGAACACGGCGCACTGGGCACAGGCCGACGGGCTGTCGGCTGCCCAGGCGAACAGCCTGGAGGTCCGGCGTAAGCTCCGCGAGCGGGCGAGATATGAACGGGACAACAATAGTTACTGCTCAGGAATGGCCGAGACGCTCGCCAACGACACGATCGGCACCGGGCCACGGCTCCAGCTCCAGACACCCGACCGGGATCTCAACGCTCGCGTGGCTGAATCGTTTGAGGAGTGGGCCGCCGCCACCGGCCTGGCCGAGAGACTGCGGACCTACCGTGAAGACCGCACGATCAGCGGCGAGGGGTTCCTGCTGCTGACCACCAACCCGGAGCTGCCGACGGCGGTCAAGCTCGACCTCAAGGCCGTGGAGTGTGATCAGGTCTCGACGCCGTACCTGCCCTGGGACGATCCCCTGGCGGTCGATGGCGTGCGGTTCGACGCCCACGGCAACCCGAGCGAATACCACGTCCTGAAGTACCACCCGGGCGACTGGGGCGGTCGGGGCGCGGCCTGGGGCCAGTACGATCGCGTTCCCGCCCGGTACGTACTGCACTGGTTCAAGGTCCGGCGATCCGGTCAGGTGCGTGGCGTGCCCGAAATCACGCCGGCCCTGCCCCTGTACGCCCTGTTGCGGCGGTACACATTGGCGACCGTCCACGCGGCCGAGATCGCGGCCCTGTTCGCGGTGCTGCTCAAGACGACCATGCCTCCGGACGATGAGACGCCGGCCATCACTCCGTTCGATACCCAGGAGCTGGTCCGCGGCATGATGGCCGCGCTGCCCGAGGGCTACGAGGCCCAGCAGATGAAGCCGGACCACCCGGCGACCACGTATGACAGTTTCAAGAATGCGTTGCTAGGTGAGATTGCGCGATGCCTGAACATGCCGTTCAACGTCGCGGCAGGCAACAGCTCGACCTACAACTACTCCTCTGGCCGGCTCGACCACCAGGTCTATCACCGCTCGATCGGTGTGGACCGCTACTTCCTCGAAACGCGCATCCTTGACCGGATTCTGCGGGCCTGGCTCACCGAGGCGGCGCTGACCGACCCGGAGACCGTCGCCGGGCTCGATTTGACCCGTCTTCCCCGCCGTCGCTGGGGCTGGGACGGATTCAAGCACGTTGATCCGATCAAGGAAGCCAACGCCCAGGACACGCGGTTGGCCAACGGCACGACCTCGCTGGATATCGAGTGTGCCGAGGACGGCAACGATTGGCGGGAGATCGCTCGCCAGCGTGCCGAGGAGCGGGCCTATTACCGCGAGCTGGGCCTGCCCTATCCCGGCGAGGCCGTCCAACCTGCCACCCCGTCAACCGCCCCAGGAGGCGACGATGCCGACGACGACCCCGACGACGACCCCGACGACGATTGAGGCGTCTGCCGCCCCGTCCGTGATCCAGGCGACCGGAACCGTCGAGTTCCAGGCGGCGGAAGGCGAGGGTAAGCGGCCGACGTTCACGATCACCGGATACACCGGATCGGTCATGACCGTGGCCGGATTTTATACGCCCGTCGTCGTCGACCTGGCCGGGCTCAAGGCGAGCCGGGACCGTATCCCGATCCTGCTGGATCATGACCCGTCACGGATCGTCGGCCAGGCGACCTCGACGATCGACGCGGCCGGGGTCCGGCTGGAAGGCACGATCACCGGCGACGACGGCGATGCGGCCAAGGTCGTCACGCACGCACGCAACGGCTTCCAGTGGCAGGCGTCGATCGGTGCGGGCGTTGTCCGGCGTGAGTACCTGGAACCGGGCAAGACGGCCACGGTCAACGGCCGGCGCGTTTCCGGCCCGCTGGTGATCGCCCGCGAGGCGATTTTGAAAGAGACCTCGTTCGTCGCCATCGGCGCGGACTCGCAGACGTCGGCTTCCGTGGCCGCGTCGAATTCCCCTGGCAATCCCCATGAGGGTGTAGAGATGAAATTTGAAGCATGGCTTCAGGCCAAGGGGTTCGACCCGGCGGCCCTCAGTGACGAGCAGAAGACCGTCCTTAAGGCGGCTTACGACGCCGAGCAGGCCCCGCCACCGGCCCCCACGCCGACCTCGACGCCGAACACTCCGGTTCAGGCTCAACTGCAAACAAATCTTGATGACATCCTGGCTGAAGCTCAGCGCGAGCAGGAGCGGCAGGACAAGATCACCGCGATGTGCAAGGCGGCGATCGACGAGCGTCCGATGCTCCGCGAGGAGTTGGGCCGCATGGCCAGGGCGGCGATCGAGGCCAAGAGCAGCCCGACCGAGTTCGAGCTGGTCGTTCTGCGGGCGATGCGACCCCAGGCTCCCGGCATGATTTCTCGGTCCAACCGCAAGGCCAGCGCCAAGGTAATTGAGGCGGCGATCTGCATGTCGGCCGGTCTGTCCGATCCCGAAAAGCACTTCAAGGAGGAAGCGCTAGAGGCAGCCTCCGAGAGCTTCAAGCACGGCCTCGGCCTGGTCGAGTTGCTCATGCTGGCTGCTCGCGAGAACGGACACGGCACGATCTCGGCCCGCAACGTCCGGGGCTTGCTGGAAGCCTCGTTCGCTCGCGGCCAGTCGATCGAGGCGTCCGGTTTCTCGACGATGAGCCTGCCTGGAATCCTCGCCAACGTCGCCAATAAGTTTCTGGTCGAGGCGTTCAACCACGTCGAGTCCGGCTGGCGGGAGATCAGTGCGGTTCGGCCGGTGAACGATTTCAAGACGATCACCAGCCACTCGCTCACCGGCGACCTGGATTACCTGGAGATCGGCCCGGCCGGCGAAATCAAGCACGGCACGCTGGGCGAGGAGACGTACACCAACCGCGCCAAGAGCTACGGCCGGATGCTGGCGATCACGTACCAGGATATCCGCAACGACGACCTGGGCGCCTTCACGGCCGTCCCGCGCCGGCTCGGGCGTGGCGGCGCGCTGAAGATCAACGACGTGTTCTGGCGTGCGTTCATGGACAACTCCGCATTCTTCGCCACCGGCAACGGCAACTACCAGGAAGGCGCCACCGCCGGCACCAACGACAGCCGTCTCAATATCGAGGGCCTGACCCGGGCCGAAACGCTGTTCCTGAACCAGACGGACCCCGACGGTAAGCCCCTGGGTGTGATGCCGAAGATCCTGCTGGTGCCCAACGCGCTCAAGAGTCCGGCTCGTCAGCTCATGAACTCGACGGAGATCCGGGACACGACCGCCAACACCTCGTTCGGCACGTCCAACCCGTTCGCGGGCAACTTCAGGGTCGTGCATGCGTCGTACCTCAGCAACTCCAGCTACACCGGCTACAGCGCCACGGCCTGGTATCTCCTGGCCGACCCGAACGACGTGCCGGTGATCGAGGTCGCCCTCCTGGACGGCCGGGACATGCCGATCGTCGAGAGTGCCGACGCCGACTTCGATACCCTGGGCATCCAGATCCGGGGCGTGCACCACTTCGGAGTCGCCAAGCAGGAGTATCGGGGCGGCGTGAAGAGCAAGGGCGCTGCGTAATCCGAGCCTTAACGTGGTCCTCCGGGGTCGTGACCTGTTCACGACCTCCGGGGGCTCGACTGATCCCCAGGAGGCTCGCGACCAATGCGTGTGAAATTACTGATCAATCTGAGTGTCTTCGACGCCGGCAGACTCGGGCTTCGGGCTTCCGATGCCCAGCACGGCGAAATCGTTGAGGTCGATTCCAGGGCCGCCAGCGAGCTGCTGGGGCGACACTGGGCCGAAGCGATCGCCGACGAGACACCCCAAGACGACGACCAGGCTGATGAGCCTGAGGACGAATCAGAGTCCGATGAACAGGCTCCCGATACCCAGGATGGATCTCGACAGATCTACAACCGTCGTCGTCGAAAGACGAAGAAAAATCACCGTGATACCGAGTTGAGATCGCCTCATGCGTGAATCTGTGCCTCGCGATGATCGACGGATCTTTCTGGGCCAGCCTGGCTATGGCGAACTGACGGCCGGGGCGTCTCGTGCCTTCTGGCGGGCCACGAAGCTGCCGGACTACCAGATTTATCACCAGTACAACGAGGGGTCTCTACTCGCGGCCAACTTCAATTCGCTGTGGTGCTCGGCTTTGAATCTGGCCCACCAGGGTCGCCGCGTCGATTACTTCGCGATGATCCACGCGGACGTTGAGCCGCAAGACTGGTGGCTGGACACGCTGATTGACGAACTGGAGGCCAACGACCTCGACATCCTCGGGGCCGTGGTGCCGATCAAGGATCACAAGGGCTTGACCTCGCTGGCTCTGGACCGGCCCGACGGAGACACCTGGCGGCCATTGTGCCGGCTCACGATGAGAGAGGTCTACCGCCTGCCGGCCACCTTCACAAGCGAGGACGTCGGCCATCCATTACTCCTGAACACGGGACTGTGGGTTTGCCGATTCGATCACGAGTGGGCGAAACAGGTCCGGTTCACGATCAACGACCGGATCGTTTATGATATCTACAGCAACCGATATATCGCTCAATGCGAACCAGAAGACTGGTACTTCTCGCGGCTCTGTCACGAGATTGGCCTGAAGATCGGGGCTACCCGCAAGATCAAACTAAACCATCGCGGCCCGGCAAGGTTCGAGAACACACGGGCCTGGGGCGAGCCGTTCGACCGGGCATGGATCGACCATAGCCCGCTGCCTCTTGTTGACCGCGACGGCTACGCGCATCCGTTCGACGTGCTCGGCTGGCTGCTGCCCGAAGAGGGTAAGGCGCTCGCCCGTCTCGCCAGGGGTAAGCGTGTTCTGGAGATCGGCAGTTATTGCGGGCTGTCCACGATCTGCATGGCACGCACCGCATTGCACGTCCACGCGATCGACCCACACGACGGACGGGGGACTGCTGAGCCGCGCGACACGCTCGCGACGTTCCAGGCCAACCTCCTGCGGTACGACGTGGCCGACAAGGTGACGATCCAGACGACGCCGCTGGACTTCTTCGCCGACGGTGATCACTGGCCGGAAGGCGGCTTCGATCTCGCGTTCATCGACGGGGCGCACGACCTGGTGAGCGTCGAGAACGACCTTCGGTGCGCGGCGTCCCTGCTGGCCCAGGGCGGCCTGATCGCCTTCCACGACTACGCCAACGGCGTCGACCCCGACGTGAAGACGGCCGTGGACAATCTTCTCGCCTCTGGCGGCGAGCTGCTCTCTGTGTCCGGTTCCCTGGCCGTGGTGCGACCCCCGGCCTCTTTCCTAGCACCTGTCCCTTTGG